CTGTGCTCTGCTGACGTTGCTTCCGCACTGACCATGGCTGGTGTACTCGACTACACCCCCGCTCTGAACGCCAACCTGAACGTTGACGACACCGGCAACACCTTCGCTGGTACTCTGCAAGGTAAGTATAAGGTCTACATCGATCCTTATTCTTCTAACGTTTCCGCTGGTCAGTACTACGTTGCTGGTTATAAGGGTACTTCACCTTATGACGCTGGTCTGTTCTATTGCCCTTACGTTCCCCTGCAAATGGTTCGTGCTGTTGGAGAGAACTCCTTCCAGCCCAAGATTGGCTTCAAGACTCGTTATGGAGTCGTCGCCAACCCCTTCGCAGAAGGAGGTAACGAAGGTCTGGGAAGACTGCAGGTTAACTCCAACCGCTACTATCGTCGCGTACGTGTTAACAACCTCATGTGATATCGAATCACAAGGTTCTACTGGGGGTGCTACGGCACCCCTTTTTTTATCTAAATAACTAAAACGAGATATACAAATGAAACCATCACCTAAGCAAACTATCTCTGCTAACAACTACTATGAGAGAGTAGTTGCTCACCTGATTGAAGAAGGATATGCTGATACTGAATCAGATGCTAGTAAAATTATCGAAGGAATGAGCGAATCCTGGTTTGACCTCATCATGGAGGAATGATGAAATCCTTTGAATCATTCATCAATGAAGCAAAAGTAAAGAGATGCCCTCCCGGCAAATATTATTGCTATACTGACAAGAAATGTAAAGCAATCCCCGGCGGTTATCATGTAGGTCGGGGTGGATACCTTGCCAAGGATAACGATGACTCAGATTCTAACGGAGATGATGCAGCTAGCGATACCAAGTCTAATGGCAACGGTGGTAATGGCAATGGGAGTAGCGGCAGTAATGGCGGCAACGGAGGAGGCAACGGAGGATAATGGCAAGCGCATTCGCTAATCAGATTCAGAATAGAAACTTTCTGTCTCCTGTTGGTTTTAAATTTACGTTAGCAAAAACCCCTAAAGTTAATTTCTTCTGCAATTCTTCTAGGATTCCAGAAATCAATCTTGGAGTTGCAAATCAACCAACCTATCTTAAGGACCTTGATATTCCTGGAGATAAGTTAACCTATGGCGATTTAACCCTTAGGTTCTTGGTTGATGAGAATTTAGAAAACTATATGGCAATTCATAACTGGATGACTGGTCTTGGATTCCCAGAGACTACCCAAGATTTCAAAGACCTGACTACTAATGATGATGGTCAGAGAGATCTTGAAGAGCAGTTCAGTGATGGTAATTTACAAATCCTTAACAGCAACTTCAGACCTGTTGCAAATGTTAAATTTTTCAATCTATTTCCTGTAAGTCTTACATCACTTGACTTTGATGCTACTGAAGCAGATATTCAGTACTTTACAGCAGAGGCATCTTTCAAGTATACTGTGTATAATATCTTAGGAACTGATAACAGAACGCCCTTATGAACCTTGAAAAAATTCAGGAGATGTGGCAGAAAGATTCTGTCATTGACCCTGATAATCTACATGATGAGTCATTAAAAATCCCTCAACTGCACTGCAAGTATTATACACTCTATAATACGATTACTTTGCTGCGCGAGAAAGCAAGAGAATCATATAATAAAACTAGGTTAGAACGATACAACTATTATACTGGAAAGGCGCCAGCAGAAGTTTATATTGAAGACCCCTTCCCATACAAGGTAAGAGAGAAAGACGCCATACAGAGGCATATAGAAGCAGATGAGAAACTCAATGCTATTGACCTCAAAGTAAAGTATTATGATGTTATGTTGAAGTTCTTAGAAGAAATAATTAGAAACGTTTCTAACAGAACTTTTCAGATTAAAAACGCCATTGAGTGGAATAAGTTCCAATCAGGGTTTAACTAAATAATAGTCAAACGGTATCACCACGGACCTTTTATGTCTTCAAATTCCTTTTATGATGACTTTGATGGGGAAGAATATACAGGTGATGAAGAGTTTTTAATGCAGATTTTTATGGGTATAGATGAACTTAGAGTTCTCTATTCTCATGTATGCTACGCTGTTGAGACTTGGCCAGGTTCACCAGCAAGACCACCAGAAGAACAGGAATATCTCAAATCTTTGAAAGGAAGATTGTTTGCAATGATCTGCGAATATCAGTTCTCAGGGACTCAATAAATATCTATAGGTGATTCTTATGGATTATGTCTCATTTGATAATATCAAAGAAAAACGAAGTTTACATTCAAGTAAAGGCAGATCCTCACGTCTACTATGAGTTAGCAGACCAGTTTACGTTTGACGTACCTGGTGCTAAGTTTATGCCGCAATACCGCAATAAGTATTGGGACGGTAAGATAAGATTGTTTAATACCCAGACAGGTGAAATCTATGTCGGGTTGTTAGACAAGGTTATTCAGTTTTGTAAAGACCACGAATATACTTACGAGTTCGTGGATAACAAGTTCTATGGTACTCCCTTTGAAGTCAATGAAGGGATATCAAAGGAAGGCGTAAAAGATTATATGAATGCTATTAGTAAGCACCGTCCACGCGATTATCAAGTAGAAGGTGTTTACGACGCTCTAAGACATAATAGAAGACTGTTGATATCCCCAACTGCTTCTGGTAAGTCTCTAATGATATATTCTGTTGTGAGATATTACGTTGAGCGAGGACAAAATACTCTGATAGTCGTTCCAACGACTTCCCTTGTAGAGCAGATGTATAAAGACTTTGAAGATTATGGTTGGGATGTTGGTTCATATTGCCACAAGATCTATGCAGGTAGAGAAAGAGAGACTGATGCTCAGGTAATCATTACCACCTGGCAGTCCATCTACAAACTCCCCCGAAAATACTTCGCAAGATTCAATGTGGTTGTTGGAGATGAAGCACACCAGTTCAAAAGTAAGTCATTAATATCTATAATGTCTAAACTTTGTGATGCTAAGTATCGTTTTGGTTTCACTGGGACACTGGATGGGACGCAGACTCATAAGTGGGTTCTTGAAGGATTGTTTGGACCATCATACAAAATCATTAACACTGACGAGTTGATGAAGAAAGGTCATCTGGCTAAACTGGATATCAAGATACTTCTACTGAAGCACCCATCACATAAGTTTGAGGTATTTGAGGATGAAGTACAGTATATCATCAATCATCAGAAACGTAACAACTTTATCAAGAATCTAACATTAGACTTGAAAGGTAATACTCTGGTATTGTTTAGTCGTGTTGAGGGACATGGAGAGCCGCTGTACGATTTAATAAATAAAAGTAAGATTGATAATCGTCATGTGTTTTTTGTCCATGGCGGTGTGGCAGTTGAGGATAGAGAAAAGGTTCGTGAGATTACTGAACAAGAGAGCAACGCAATAATCGTTGCATCCTATGGAACGTTCTCCACAGGTATTAACATTAAGAACTTACACAATGTTATTTTTGCTTCTCCATCAAAGTCAAGGATTAGAAATCTTCAGTCAATTGGTAGAGTACTCCGAAAAGGAAACTCAAAAACAAAGGCAACTCTATATGATATCGCTGACGACATATCCTACAAATCCAGGAAAAATTATACACTTAATCATCTCATAGAAAGAATAAAAATCTATAACGAAGAAAACTTTAATTATGATATTGTAAGCGTACCCATCAGAGAATAGTATGTCAGAAGAATTCTATTGTATTTTAAAACTTGTATCAGGTGAAGAGATTCTATCATTAGTCTCTGTAGATGATAACGATGATGATCCTATGATTATCTTACAAAATCCAATCACTGTGAGATTGGTACATAATTATTCAGGTGCTCACATTAAAGTAAAACCTTGGATGGATTTATCTAATGATGATATCTTTATGATTCGTCTTGATAAGGTAATGACTATGAGTGAGACTACTGACGAAAAACTAATTCAGATATATAATGACTACATCAAGGAAGAGATGGAGGACGAAGAAGACTCCATTGATACTTACAAACCCTCTACCGATGAACCTACAGGTTCTGTTAAACCATCTTCTAAGATGGGATACTTATCAACGGTAGAAGAAGCAAGAGAGGCTCTAGAGGAACTTTATAAACTAGAAGATACTAAAGAAAGCTAGATATCACCCTTGAACCTCCACAAAGGTTATTGTACACATATATTGGAACCTTGTCAAGCCCTTATCTGTGTGCTATAATAAACACAACTAATCAGTGGGTCAATGAATCATCATGGCAAAGAAAAAATCAGAACATTATGTGAACAATAAAGAATTGCTTGAGGCAATGATTGTTTACAGAACTAAGGTAGAAGCATCATACAAAAAGTTTTTCAATAAAGACCTCACAGAGCAACCTAAGGAAGAAAGGGCTAAGCGTTGGGAAACGAAACCACCAATCCCTAACTATCTTGGTGAATGCTTTCTGAAGATTGCTACACACCTCTCATACAAACCGAACTTTGTAAACTACATGTTCCGTGAGGATATGATTTCGGATGGTATTGAGAACTGTGTACAGTACATTCACAACTTTGACCCTGCTAAGTCAAAAAACCCTTTTGCATACTTCACTCAAATTATTCACTATGCATTCCTGCGTAGGATTCAGAAAGAGAAGAAGCAATTAGAAATTAAAAATAAAATTATTGAGCGAACAGGGTTCGATGAGGTTATGATGGCGGATGATAATATTCTCTCTGCTAGCAGGTCTGATCTCAACACAATGAAGGATAACATCCAATATCGTAATCGGTAATAAATAGTCAGAAAGAACCATGAAGAGATTTGCCGAGTTCGCTGAAAGTGCTGCGACAATATTGACTTTCTGACCCAGGATGTGCTATACTTGAAAAAATACGAGTAGGTATATGCGTGTCGCTCTGATTACCGATACACACTACGGCGCCAGGAAGGGTTCTAAGTATCTCCATGACTACTTTGAACTGTTCTACAAGAACGTCTTCTTCCCAACGCTAGAAGAGCAGGGTGTGGAAGCAGTAATCCATATGGGTGATGCTTTTGATAGTCGCAAGTCGATTGATTACCAAAGTCTTGAATGGGCAAAGCGTGTTGTCTTCGACCCACTGAAAAAATACGAAGTACACATTGCTGTCGGTAATCACGATACTTATTATAAAAATACTAATGAAATCAATTCTCCAGGTCTCCTTCTGCAGACATATAAAAATATTAAAACTTACGATAGGGCAACTGAAGTCACAATCGGCGGCAGAAAGATCTTGATGCTGCCGTGGATTAACGCGGCAAACGAAGAACATACTATCAAGACTATTGAAAAGACCGATTGCAAAGTTGCTATGGGTCACCTTGAAATCAATGGTTTCAGGGTTCACAGAGGATATGTGATGGAAGAGGGTATGGACTGTGATATCCTTGAAAAGTTTGATCGTGTTTTCTCTGGTCACTATCACACCAGATCTGACAACGGTAAGATCTTCTATCTGGGTAATCCATATGAAATGTTCTGGACTGATGTCAATGACACTAGAGGGTTTCATATCTTTGATACTGAGACATTAGAACTAACCCCAGTCAACAATCCTTATAAATTATTTCATAACATCTATTATGAGGATACCAATCACAAACTCTTTAACGCCAAGGAGTATGAGAACAAAATCGTAAAGGTCATTGTCCGTAAGAAGTCAAGTCCCAAAGATTTTGAGAAGTTTATTGATAAACTTTATTCTGCTGGTATCCACGATTTAAAGGTTGTAGAAAACTTTGCAATTCAAGAATGCGAAGACTTCGAAATCAATGAAGAAGAGAACACACTCTCTATCCTCAATCGTTATATCGAAGAAGCAGAGTTTGAATTTGATAAGTCTATAATCAAGAAAATCTTTGAGGATCTGTATAGGGAAGCTTGCGAAGTAGAGTAATGTATCTTCTAACATTAAAGAATAGAAAAACTGAAGGAGCATATGCTGTCCAAGACGCAAAGGGCGATAAAGTTTTATTCTTGTTTGAAGATGAAGACGACGCTGAAAGATACGCAATGCAGTTAGAGGAGCAAGAAGATAATGAGATGGACGTTGTAGAAGTTGACTCAGACCTTGCCATAAAGACGTGCAAACTGTATAATTATAAGTATACGGTCATTACCAACCAAGACATTGTGATTCCTCCTAATAATGATAAACTTCAAAAAGATTAGATATCGTAACTTCTTATCGACGGGTCAGCAGTTTACAGAAATTGATTTTCAAGCACATCACACTAATCTTGTTGTAGGAACAAACGGTGCTGGTAAGTCCACTATGTTGGATGCACTTACGTTTGTTCTTTTTAACAAACCATTTCGTAAAATCAATAAACCACAACTAGTCAACACCGTCAATGA